GAAGGCTATATTCGTGGGGTTTTAGGACGGTTTACTAATTTCATTGACGAGAATCTGTATCTTTACGACCAGCAAGGCTCTACTACTCCACAGAAAACGATAGCAATGGCTAGGTACTGCGCTGTTGAGTTAAACCTTAAGCATATATTCATTGACTCATTAATGAAGTGTGTGGTCGCAGAGGACTCATTAAACGAGCAAAAGTCATTTGTTGACGAGTTATGTGCATTGGCACGAGACCATCACGTACACATACATTTAGTTCACCATATCCGTAAGTTGCAGTCTGAGGAGATACAGCCTTCTAAGACCGATTTAAAGGGTTCTGGATCGATCGCTGATCAGGTGGATAACGTGTTCTTAGTCTGGCGTAATAAGAAGAAGGAGAACGCTCGTAGGAACAATGAGGACTATGACGAGAAGCAGCCTGATATGTTTCTAATGTGCCAGAAGCAAAGGAACGGTGAAGCTGAGGAGTTTTATGGGATGTACTTTGAGCACAACAGCCAGCAATTCGTAGACAGTTTGGGTGGTCAGCCTATAGACTTTGATAATCGTGGGAGCTTTCGTGCATGAGTTGGCTCTTTTCGCAGGTGCTGGTGGAGGAATACTTGGGGGAAAACTTCTCGGATGGAGAACAGTCTGTGCCGTTGAATGGGAACCATATCCAGCAAGCGTACTTGCAGCCAGACAGAATGACAAAATTCTCCCGAGTTTCCCGATTTGGGATGACGTTCAAACCTTTGACGGAAAGCCGTGGAGAGGAATTGTTGACGTTGTATCTGGCGGGTTTCCATGTCAAGACATCAGCACAGCAGGAAAAGGAGATGGTCTTGACGGAGAGCGAAGCGGAATGTGGCGAGAAATGGCACGGATTATTGGCGAGGTACGACCAACATACGCATTCGTGGAGAACAGTCCAATGCTCGTTACTAGAGGACTTGAACGAGTCCTTGCAGACCTTACCAAGATGGGGTATGACAGTCGGTGGGGAGTTATATCTGCTGCAGACATTGGTGCAAACCACAGACGAGAGCGAATCTGGATTGTCGGAAAAACACAGTCTGCCTACACCAACTTGCAACCCACATATGCCGAACAAGAATGCAAATACGAAAGGTCCGAAAAATCTAGTAGAGGTGGCAGAAGGCAAATGGGAACATCTAATGCCGAAACAGAAATTGCCGACTCCGAGATCGTGTTCAGCAATGGCAGCAACATTGACAGACAAAGGCGATCGATTCCCAAATTTGGAAACTGTTGTTGCTCGTATGGACAAAACGACAGTTGGTGGCAAACTGAACCCGATGTGGGTAGAGTGGCTGATGGGGTGGACGCTAGGGTGGACAGACTTAAAGCCATTGGTAACGGACAAGTGCCATTGTGTGCAGCAACAGCGTGGAGAATCCTAAGTGCCTGATAACAGCGAACTACACAGGCATCGATGCGAAGTAAGGCAGGTATTAAAGTGGCGTACTCAAGATAGAAACAAAGCCATCGAATACTTGTCTATTGTCCGCAATAAGCGCGGAGATAGAACGGCTCAACTATTGGAAAAAGATTGCAGGGAACAATGGACGCTTGGAAATCGTGGGGATGAAGGGTTATGGATATGAATGCAAATAGTGAAGAAATTATTCGTCTTGCAATAGAACATGGTGCTAGATGGAAATATTATACGACAGTAGACATAAAATTTACAAAAGATGACCCGCCGTGTTTATCAAGTTTTGTATTTAGTTATAATGAATTATTAGAGTTTGCTTTAACAATTATCTCGCAAAAAAATAATGAAGCAATTAAAGAAGTGCAGAATGAGCGCAAGGAATGTGCAAAAATATGTGGAAAGATTGCAGATGCACATAATGTTATTGAGGCAAATGGTGCGATGCGATGTTATAACGCTATTCGCGCAAGGGGATGTTAATGGAGAATGGAAATGAACGATAACCAGAAAATTTATGATGCAATGTTAATTAAAGCATTTAGAAATGATGTAAATATGTACACACTTAGAGCATGGCTAAAGCCATACAATTTTGATATTAACGATGGGTTAATGAAACGATGCCCTAATCCAATTTATTATCCATTGCGAGTAAGAGTTATGGTTGCAACTTTTATGAAAAAATTATCTGATAGGTTATGGGATACAGAAAAAAAAGATGACATTAAAACTCTTAGATGGATGGATTGTATTGAACTAGGAAAGCATAATTACAAAGTTGAGTCTGAAATAACCAATCTAAAAAGAAAATCAACTAATAGCAGAAGAAGGCAAGGATTTTTGTCTGGAAATATTCAGGCTCAAAAAGCAAATAATCAATGGAATGTAACTAAATGACGTACAAAAGAGTAGATACAAATCAGACACAGATAGTAAAAGCTCTGCGTGATATGGGTTGTACTGTTGAGCACTTACATGCAATAGGCAAAGGCGTACCAGATATTATCGTAGGATTTAAAGCTAGAAATTTCTTGCTTGAGATCAAGGACGGTGATAAAAAGGTACTTACTCCAGATCAATTTAATTGGCACAGACTCTGGAAAGGTCAAGTTAATGTAGTTACAAGTATTGACGATGCTAAAAATTTAATATGGAAACTATCAGATGAATATCGATCCAAACGAAGCGATTAACTTTATGATTAAGAATGCTGAGGCTTATGCACAAGCTAAGGCTAATGTGGTGTATTTGACCGAATACAGAAAGACGGTTAAGGCTATTGGTTTTCAGCGTAGCTTAAAGAATACGATGGCTGACAAAGAGGCAGATGCCTATACTACGGTTGAGTACGCTACCTGCGTAGAAGGGCTTAGAGAAGCCGTTGCTGAGGCAGAGCGATTACGTTGGATGCTTGTTGCTGCTCAGGCTCGTGTTGATTGCTGGCGGTCGATGGAAGCGTCGAATCGTTCTGTTGAAAGATCGACCTCGTGAACGGATCAAATGTTTCCTCGTCGAATAGCAGCCACTCGTCTGCATCTTCATCAAAGTACATCCAGACACCGGCTTCTCTATCGTATTTCCAGATGACACCATCATCATCCATTTCCATGAGTTCAACTTCTTCAGCCTCAAACCAGAAATCCTGTCCGTCTATAGATATACCGTACATGGCAGCCTCCAAGTTAAAGAAATAGTAGCAAACCTAAATGAAATTTACGTTAATAAAGGGCAAAAATATGAATAAAGTTTATTGCGATAATTGCAACTGGATTGGCGATGCTGATGATGTACTAAAGGCACGTTGCGAAATGGTATTTGCTGACCCTGTGGATGTGTGTCCAAAATGCAACCATCCTGAGACAATATCGTCAGTTAAATCGTTATGGAGAAAGCGTCAAATTGACCAAAGATCAGAAGAAATACCTGTCTAAAGTAGCTAATTTAGGTTGTATAATTTGCACTAGGCTAGGGTATGCAGGGACTCCTTCTGAGATTCACCACGTTAGAGGTTTAGGCTTGGGGATGGGAGTAAGGAGTTCGCATTACGATACGTTACCGCTTTGTCCTGAGCATCATCGGGGGAATACCGGATACCACGGAATGGGACGTAAAGCCTTTGAGCGTCAGTACGAAACGACTGAGCATGAATTACTTAAACAAGTTAGGGAAATGCTAAATGATGAAGAAATCGAAAGCAGCTAAGAAGGTTGCTAAAGTCATGGGTGAGTTTAAGGATGGCACATTGCACTCAGGCAAAGGCGGTGCTGTAGTTAAGTCTAAGAAACAAGCCGTAGCCATTGCGCTTAGTGAGGCAAAGATGCCTATGCGCGGTCAACGTACAGCTAAGAACAAGGCTAAGAAATGAAGGGCGTACCACATTACTTGCCTAATGGAAAACTTTATACTGGGGCTACCCATAAGGTTGGTAAAGTTTTAATGACAGGTGCAAAGCATACAAAGACTAGCCAAGTTTTAACACACACTAAACCCAAAGGCACAAAATGAAAACTGGACTATACGCAAACATTGCAGCAAAGAAAAAACGTATTGCTGAAGGTAGCGGAGAGAAGATGCGTAAGGTAGGCGCTAAGGGTGCTCCATCAAAAGCTGACTTTGTGGCTGCGGCTAAGACTGCTAAACCTGCTAAGAAAGCTAAGAAGAAATAATGGCTGCGGCATGGACAAAGAAGGCTGGCAAGAACCCTAAAGGTGGGCTTAACGAGAAAGGTCGTAAGTCTTATGAGGCTGCTAACCCCGGCTCTGACTTAAAGGCTCCTGTTAAAAGTGGCGATAACCCACGTAGAGCGTCTTTCTTGGCTAGGATGGGTAGTTTGGCACTACTATCGACAGTCCTAGATTTGGCAAGGTAGAGATAACAAAGGGAATGTTTAAAACAATCGTCGCAAATGACGTTTTAGAGCATATACCTGACTTAGTGGCTGCAATGACTAACTGCAAGGACTTGCTAGAGGTAGGTGGTGAGTTTCACATTAACGTACCGTATGAGCTAAGTCTCGGTGCATGGCAAGACCCTACCCACGTTAGAGCGTTTAACGAGAATAGCTGGCTATATTACACAGAGTGGCATTGGTATTTAGGGTGGCAGGATAGATTTAACCTATCGTCAATGGAGTTCAAGCTGTCAGAGTTTGGTCAGGAATTGATGGACAAAAACATTCCCGATCAGGAAATTATGCGTACTCCTAGAGCAGTAGATTCTATGAAGGTGGTTTTGTGCAAGCAATCGTAATCGCTACTGTAAATAGTCCGAGTATTTACGTGCTACTGGAAAGTATTAATCAATATGCAAGAGAATTGCCAATTTACATTAGTGCAGATAATTTGGAGTTGTGGGGAGAAGTTAGAAAGAGACTTGGCAACGATAGAGTCGTGTTCAGACCAAATATTTCTGCCAATTTCGGAGATGCGTATAATCAGATTGTCTCCTATGCCTTTAATACAGGGCATTACGATTCACTAATCATTGCTAATGACGATGTAGTATTGGCTCCCGATACTATTGAGAAGATGCAAGCGGATTACAAGTACGTCAGCAAGTCATTTAAGGTTGGATTCTTAGGTGCAAGATCAGATTACGTACTACCAGCACAGAATATACGAGTAGCTGAGGAAGATGACGTATTCTCAGCGTTAAAGTGGGAGAGCGAGTTACATATCAAGATGACTGATGTCATTGCTCCTATTTTTGCGGCTATAAGTAAAGAGGCATGGGATGTAGCACAATTCCCTAGCACTAATTGGTATTCAGACAATATAATATGTCATGACTTAGGCAAAGCAGGGTATTTCCACTTTGTTAGTCGTGGTTACGTTCATCATGCAGGAAGTCAGACGGTTGGGAACGACTTTGCTAAGTGCCATGAAGAACCAAGAGAGTGGATAAAGACTAACAGACCGGATATGTACGAGGCATTTTATGGCTGACGGATTACTAGCAAGTGGATTGAATTATATAGACCAGCAAAAACAGGCTTTAGCGGCTCGTTTAGGCTTGTTGATGAATAATCCACAGGAATTTGCTGCTCAGTTAGGTAGTGAGGCTCGTCAAAGGGCTGGAGTTGGTCTATTGGGCGAACCTAAGACTGCTCAGGATATGGCATCAGGTGCATGGATAAATAGTCCGTATGGTCAGCAAGCAATGCAAGCAGGTTCTGGTTTTGCAGGTACTACAGGTGGTAAGCCAACAACTAAAAATTTGTTTGAATCTGGCTGGTATCACGGTACTACTGGAGATGTTAAGCAATTTAGACCAGATTTATTAGGTGAGGCTACAGGTGCTAACAGCGCAAAGCAAGGATTCTTTTTTGCTCGTGATCCTATTGCTCCTCCTGTTGAATTAACGCAGAAATCAACTGATCCTAAATCTATAGAGTTTCTTAAAAAGTTAGGTAAGACTGACGAACAAATAGCTGCATTGAATCGTGTTTCTATGGAAGGTCATGGGGCGCATACTGCATCTGGCTATGCTCAGATTGGTGGAGACAGGGAATATAGAGAAGCAATGCGTAAGGCTTCAATTGCAGAAAAGCAAGGCAATTGGGCTGAATATGAAAAGCAGCAAACTATAGCAGAGCAATTTGCATTGAAAAGACTAAATGAAGGTCAAACATTAGTGGCAAAGCATGGAGAGACTAGAGATCAAATGCTTAATGATGTTAGTAAAGCATTAAAAATATCAATTCAAGATGCTTATGGTTCTGGTGGTGAAAAGACAGCATCAACATTGCCTTACGGATGGTTTAATGATCCTGCTAAGATAAGTGAAATTAGAAAATCATTAATTGGTAAAGCTGGTGGAGAACAAGCAATTAAGTCTATTGACACATTTAGGTCTGCTGTAGCTGAAAGATTGGCTGCTGATGCTCAAAGTGGTGCTAATGTAATGCCAATATCATTGCGCTATAAAAATCCAATGATGTATGACTTTAAAGGTAATGCATATAGAGATCAGACTTATAGTGATTTAGTACAAAAAGCTAAAGCTGGTGGGCATGATGCATTGATTTTAAGAAATACTTATGATCCGGGTGCAGGTACAGCTAAGTTAGTTGATGTAGGAGTAGTGTTTGATCCTGCACAGATAAGGTCTAAGTTTGCTAAATTTGATCCGGCAAAGATAAATTCACCAGACATATTAGCCGCAGGAATTCCATTCGGATTGCTTGCAGGTACTAATGTAGAGATGCCTAAGAAAGAGAAACGTAAGTAAGCATGACATCCAGAGGATAATGCAAAAATGGAAATACAAGACAGCAAAATAGAGCAAGAAAGTCCTGAAAATTACCCTACATTAACTAATGCAGGTAAGGGTAGACCTAAAGGAGCAGTTAATAAGTCAACAGCCGTAGTAAGAGAGGCTATTGCTAACCTACTAGAGCGCAATGCTCCTAATATGGACAGATGGCTTAATGAAGTGGCTCAAGACGATCCTTATAAGGCACTTGATCTAATGAATAAGCTAAGTGAATACCATATACCTAAGCTGGCAAGGACTGAAATAAGTGGCGTTGATGGTGCTCCTCAGCAGCACGTGGTTACATGGCAGAAGTAATCGAGATCGCTTATAAGCCACGTGAGCAGCAAAGGCTGATTCATGAGGCTATAGACAAGCACAGGTTTACAGTAGTGGTTGCACATCGTCGTATGGGGAAGACTATGTGTGCGTTGAATCACGCTATAAAGGCTGCAATTGAGTGCCAGAAACCTAACCCTAGATTTGCTTACATAGCTCCTACTTATGCTCAATCGAAACGCGTGGCTTGGGATTACCTGCTGGAATTTACTCGTCCTCTTGGGGCTGTGGCTAATATCAGCGAGCTTAGAGTTGACTTTTGG